GCTTCGTACAGGTACTTACCTTTAAAGGCTTGCCAACCTAGTGTAGTAAACCAGCTAGGTAGGTTTCCTTCGTCTTGTAACTGCTTTCTTTCAGCAGAAAGTTCTTCAAACAGACTCATTGGGTTTTATCCTGTAAGTTTCTTCTGGATCCCAACCAGGAGTAATTGGTTTGTGCCAGTAGTATCCCCGATTTGGTGTGTAGCCTAGCTCTTGTATGGTAGCTCCATCAGCCCAAGCTTTTATTAAATCACAGTGAACATGCGGTTCGTTTTGAAAGGCAGGCTTATAGCTCATCGTATACTCTCCCTTTAAGGCCACCAACTATCCAACGGAAAGCTGAACGTGACCAATTTCTGTTATAGCTAGAGCCTATCTTAACGAAGAAGTCGTGTTGTGCTTCTCCACCAATCATTTTGTAGAACCAATCTTGCACTGGTGACTTTGCTTCTATGAAAATTGACTCCATACCAAGCTTAGATAGGCACGAATTAATTCTATGCTTTACAAACAACCTTAAGTCTGAGTCAGTTATACCACTGATTTCACCTTTAGCAAAGATCATTTCTATTATCTTAACTTCGTGCTCATAGATAGTGTTTGCAGCAGCCTTTATATTTTCATACAAAACATCATGCCCAGCGTAACCATCAGCCTCTTTCTCACTGAGCAGTGTACGGAAAGCCCATGCTCCTCCTTCACTATGCAGGTTTTCATCTTTAACCGAGAAGGTTAGTCCTGCGTGAATATTTTGAAGTTTGTTCTTTCCATTTGCCTGGAAGCTCATTAGAAATGCAAAGCTACTATAGAGTATAGCTCCTTCAACTAGGGAGAATGCTGCAACGGACAGTAGGTCATCTTTGCTTGAAACAACATTATCTAAGAAGCTCATTCGCTCTGACAACACTGGATCATCTGTAAAGGAAGAATAAAACTCATCATTGTCTAGGCCAAGCAGTTTATCTACTCGCTGATAAAATGGTGAGTGCACGTTAATTTCCATGTTTGCAAACGCTTGGGCCATTCTTTGAAAGTCAGGCCTAGGGAACATACGCATAAAGCGTCCTCCCCAATACTCGTTACCTGCAACTTGCTCATAAAGAGTGAATAGCTTTAGTGTGGTCATTACTCCATGAAGCTCAGAAGGAGATAACTCTGTTTTTAGGCAGTGTAAGTCCTTCTCTACTTTAGGTTCAGTAGGTAACCAGAATATTTCTGCCTGAGCTTCAGCTGCTTCAACAGCAGCTGGGTAATCATAGGTAGGTATTGTTTTACGTGTCTGGCATTGGGTTAGGTTACTCACAAAGTATTCCTTTAAGGTATTCGCCCTGAATTTGATAGTTAGGTATTCGCAGCTGTTGCCATACGCCTACATCTAAGCCTCCCTCTAGGTGGAACCCCAAAAGAGCCCTTTTACTATCCATACTAGAGTTTACCAATGTGTACAAAAGTGCAAACTCCTTTTCAGATAAGTCCAAAACTACTGTGTACTTGGTTGTCTTTGATACAGACCTAACCTCATCTGTTTGTACTACTGGGGACTGTAGAACTTCCTTGAGAGGGTGTTGGCTCAGGTACAGTTCCGTAGTGCATATGAGTTTGTTGAACAGAGCAACACCTATTTCATTACTTAGTTTACCCAAACCAAGGTTTTCTCTAATCTTGCCTGTATTTTGGTTTACTAGTAGATATAAAAGTGCAAACTCTCTCTCACTCAGCTCTAGAGTTACATTGTAGTTAGTTGTTCTTTCTATTGGCATAATTATTCCTTGGTTATTATTTTACTGACAAGCCAGTTGTAGAAGGGCTGGCTTGCGCCTATGCCCAAACTACCTCCAGCTCCAGAGAAGAGTATGTATTCTGACACGCTTAAGTCTGCAAACACAATAGCCCAAGTTAGGGTGTACTGTGCTATACAGATAAACCAACTAATGAGCATTGCCAACAGCAGTCTGTCATCCCTCATCATTTTGCTGTTTAGCCCTAACAGGAACACAGCAAAGAATGCTGAGGACAGTACCAAGAGGTACATAAGCATTATTACTCTCCCAAACCCTTGGTAGTTTCCATAAACTTTTTGAAACTATTTTGAGATTTTGTTAGTTCTTGCTGCATTAGCCCTGTCTTGCTTCGATTATCAATCAGCTTATCCCTAATCATACAGTCTAGCACTATTGCACAGTCTGCTATAATATGGGCTAAGTGGCTTTGTTGGGAATCTGAATCCAGATCCTCTCCATCTTCCCACAGGCTAAAGTGACGCTTGATGGCACCAATGTAGGTCATAGCATCTATGTTGCTATCTCTGTAGTTGTAGAGGCCATACTTGTGGTTTCCCCCTGCCATCACATTACTTACCTGTACCATAGGCAGAGGCGGTAATGTATGCATTGGAGCTTTTACGGCTCCATAGGCTTTCTTAGGGTTCACCAGTGGGTCATCGCTTTGAGTGGGGTCAACTACTTCGTTGAACAAGGTTTCATTCCTGCACTCTACTGGGTCAGTCCATTTGCCATGTGTTCTCCACCTAATACATCCATCATCATCTCTAAATTTACCAAGAGGGTCAATGCTATAAGTTTTGAGGATGGTCACCCCTATGGAGTCACCATCCCACTGTGTTAACACCTTTTTCATGTTTTTCATATTTTCTCCTAATGAATGTCTGCATAACTGTCTCCAAAGTCCACATCACAATCCAAATCTCTGTTAAGCTTAAGCTCTTCATTAACTTGCTTGATCGCACACTTAAGAATACCAGTCATAGCTTCTCTGTTACCTTTTAACAGCTCCAGCACGACCTCATCGTGAAACTGGCCAGTTAATTGCTCTCTCTGCTTCAGGATATAGTATACCCATCTATCAAAAGCGTAGGTGCCAGTACTCTGGTTTAGAGTACTAAATCTGTCTTTGTCTGCCTTAAGGAATAGCCACAGCTTAGCTACAGGATTCCACAACCATTTCATGCCACGAGAATTCTTAACCAAACAAGAATCAGCAATAGCATTTAGTGACCAGTTACGAGTCCAGTAAGCTTCGTGCAGTACATCCCCTAACTCCTCGCTAACACCAGCTGACCTAGCAATGGTTGGCCCTTTTGCTCCGTAAGTAGCAGCATAGTTTGTACTCTTACCTGCATGTCTGATTAAAGCTAAGGCTGAATGAGCTTCATGCTCTGCATGTGACGCACTTTCCTTATCAAAATCTTTGTACTTAGCCGCATCAGACAAGTCCATAAGCTTTGCAGCTATAGCCATATCACAGTGAGGGTCAAAGCCAGGTTGCATCATCTCTCTTACATAATCGGGATCATGTTCCCACATGTAGTGTTGCTTGGTTCTGTCTTCTAGGCTAGACATGTCAGAGCCACAAAGCTCTTTATCGTCAGAGGATGCCTGTAGTAAGCCCCTTATCAACGCACCATAAGCTTTGCGAACAGATGGTAGGTTTACACATATCTTATGTTTGAACCTAAGCGTGTTGGTAAGCCCTTGTATAGCAGCATACACATAACCATCCTCACTTACATTCTTAAGAAATCCTTGTACTACGGATAAGCGGTGCTTAACAATAGACATTTCTCTTAAGTGTTCAAGTGCAGGCTCTGCTTCAATGAGCCTAACTATAGAATCACAAAGTTCTTCTGTATCTTGATTCTTAATCTGAGGTATGACTTTGACTTCGTTGGTATCTTTGTTACGAACGTACTTGAAAGACTCTGGAACCCAGCCTAAGCTGAATAACCACGCCTTAAGTTGTTGGTGAGAACCTGCATTGGGTGCTTTATAACCTTTAACTACCTTGATATCATCTTGGTAGTCAATAGGATTTCCATGGTAGTACAGTTCAGGGTCTATGTTCTCCTCTACAAGAGCAATCCATTTGTTCCCCAGGGCTGAAACAGCTCCAGCAGTGTTGTAAGGTTTCTTGGGACGCTTCCTTGTTGAGTATTCAGGTACTTCAGGCATACGAGCTGACAAAGCTTCTTGAGCTACATCATACTTGTTCTGAAACATTTCTTCTGCTGCTACAGTACCCTCGACATCAAGCTTCCATCTGCTTTGTTCTTGTAGTGCCGCACACTTTGCCTTAAAGTTTAAGTGCCTTATTGCGTGCCAGCAACCCTCTACAGTGCCATACAAAAGCATTAAGTGCTTCCATATTTGCTTCCATAGAGCTGTCTGTATTCTAACATCTTCTTTACAGCGATGTAGATACTCTTCAAGTGATAAGTTGGCCCAGTCATCAATGGTGGGTTTAGCTATTCCAAGCTCTTCACCCCACACAGCTAGGCCATGTCTTACCATTTTTGGGTAAAGGTACCAAGATAAAAATAGGGTGTCTATTATTTCTGCTTCAACCTTAGTGCCAAGCACTTTTGTTACAGCAGGGCCATCGTAGGATATGCCATTATGCATAACTAGGATGTGGTCAGGGTTACTAAACAGGTATGAAATTTCTTCCATCAACGTGTATGATTCTGAACCAAGCTCTTCCATGTTTGGACTAAGCTCTGTGACAGATGCACACCAAAGTTTTGTTACTCCTTCTAGTAGGTCATCTGCTTCGATATCTGCACAGAATAATCTCTTAGCCATATGTTTTCTCCAAACATTAAAGCCAGATAACTCCTTCGTTATCTGGCGTGTATAGTCCTAAGTCTGATAAGTCTTCACAACCACCTGTATGTATGGGGTTTAAGTCAATATCTTCCTCAATTATTTCTACTTCTGAGGGTACATCTTTTGGTTTATTTGACATAGTATGAGTGCATGTAAATGCTTCTTCATGCTTGCTCCTTATTAAAATTTAGGGCTAACTCACCCATTTGTACTGCTAGTCCAGCCTTTACAGCATCGTTTGCATCCTTAGTACCGCCAGGCTTACCCACAATAACTACTCTGTTGGGCCACATAGCAGTGGCTGTTTGTTCTGCAAGGTGTCCTACCTTGTCATCATCGAGAACTAATACTATCCATTTGTGTTTGGATAGCCTGCTCTCAATATATTCAAAATTCTTTTCTAAGCTACCTCCACCATGAGTAAGCGACACCACAGGATACCTTGATTTGGTACCGGCTAAGGTCATTGCATACTCTAGGGCAATAGCATCAAACTCTCCCTCAGTTACCCAGATTACTTTTGAGTCTATACTGAGTGCTCTGGAAAACCCAAAAGGGTCTACATTTGCTGATCTGCCTATACCATAAAAATCTTTCTTAAGCAGGGGTCTAGCTTTCCAACCCACTAACTTTCCATGATCCTCCATAGGAAATGCTATGGAGTATGGAGTCTTGCCATCAAATTCGCTAAGCAGCAACCGGACACCCCACCTCTGAAAATATTCAGTTGGGATGCCTCGGTACGGCTTACTTGTCACAAACAATCTACAACTACGTATTAGGTCAATCTCAGCCTGTTTCTCGGCTTCAGTCTTTACCACTACTACAGGTGCAGGTTTGTCTGCGTATGGGTCACCTTTGTTCTCCCAACACTCCCCATGACAGAAAGAGGTGTACCAGTCTATGCCAAGTGATGTGTCAGTGTTTAGGTAAGATTGCAATGAGTCTGAGCTGTTACAGTCGGGGCAGGGTAGTTTCTCTACACATGTACTCATTCGGGTCTCCCTAATTTGTGTCAAATATTTGTAGGGTACTGCCCTAGTAATCTAGATACCTTCCACCAGTAATCTGAACCTTGTGGGGTTTTAGAGAAGATAAAAGATCGTGCCAGTGTGTAGTCATCCTGAAGAGTATTTATGTCATAAACTTCTGGTGCTATACTCTTGATCATTTTTACAGCTGCCCTAGCTCCAAACACTCTTGAGATAGATTTAAACAGCTTTGGGTAAATTTTCTTAACATTCATTTAAGTACTCCGTATACTTGGTCAAAGATTTGGGTCAACATCTCTGTAGACATTTCCACAATATCCCGTGGCTTGGTATCTGGCAACATAAATACTATAACCTTCTTGCCCTTATAGAGAACTCTCCTTGAGCCATACTTGTGATCAAAGCCTACACCGCAAAGCACTCCAAGCAGTTTATCCTTGGCAGAATTTTTATCTTCAGTGCTTACAAGTTTCTCCAATAGGTTCCAGAACAGTGTAAATACGTCTGAGGCCAAGCAAGCTGTTATTCCTCGCATAGCCAAAGCATCTGATAAAGCTATCGCAGCTTGGTTGGATAGGCTAGTATTTGAGTGAGCATAAAAGTTGAATACTCCCTCAGAAACATTGTGCCTACTTTTGGCGCCAAACTCATAAACCCTGCCCAGCTCTTGGAAAGCTGAAAGCACATGATGCTCCCTCAGCTCTGAGTCTGTGGTTAGTTTGGTTGCACGTATAATGCGAATGGTTTCAGTCATAGAGTGCTTCACCCAAACTTGGTCAGACTTTCTTCCAGTAATGCTGGTGAAGTACACGACCTGGCCTTCCTTGGCTAAGTAGTAGGCATCTTTGCCTTCTATGTATTCACTTGCCTGATCTATTAGGATAGACATCTACCAAAGACTCCCCTAAGATTACCCGAGCATGTCTTTCTGCTCGTTCAGGTGTTTGTCTGGCCCACTTGCTATCCAACATTTCCTTGGCAGCTTCTGCGTAGTTTTCTGATGCCAGAGCTAACCACATTTTGCGGAAGTTAAGAAGACCTGACGTACCCATCTGGTAAGCCATAGACATTATGATAGCCTGCCTATTGTCATCCAACTTGTTATACACGCCAGATACCATACTTTTAGACAGTCGTAAGTCTTTTATGGCTATCTCAGAATGCAACCACTCAGCAGCTATGCTCCGTGTTACAGTTATGGGAAAATCTGAAGCAGACACTCCAGTTTTATCATAAAGCTTAGTACCAAAGCCTACTGTCACATAGCCCTCACTACACACGTAGGGTTTGCTCCTGTAGCCTTCTTCAAATTCAATTACATTAATTAAGTTCATTGTTAGTTCATCCCAATGTTGTTCTAAGGTAGGGGTTGTGCCTACAGCTTCTTCGCGTAGGCTTGGGCTAGTGACAGGATTATCGGGCTTACTAATTTCCGGTATCCCCATACGCTTATCAACATCATGCCCAGAGCGTACTGCCACCACGTTGGCATGTTCCCTAGTGCTGTAAATCCCGCTGTAATGTGTGGCAAAGCTGGTGGATAGAAGGATAATATTGCAGGCGATAAGAATATATAAAAGCTTATATCGTCCATTAGTCCAGCTGATGATCTTGCGTTTGAATCTAGTTCTATATCTGATATGTCACCTCGTTCGATTTTCTCAACTTTAGCTTTCACTGTAGCTGCTTTGATTTCTTGGTTGCCTTTTAGGTAGCCCGTTATAGGTGCTGCCAAAAGTTTTAGTGCTGTTAACCACATAGTATTTCTTCCTTATAAGTCTAAAGTTAGTTGTTGTTTGTACTCTTCCGTAATGCTGTCATGCACCCACCTACCGTCGATAAGTTCACAGTCATCCTTGTGGCATGTTTCTCCTCCTGGGTACTCTACATTTGTGATAGCTTCTACTGCGTCACTGCTTTGTATGTGCTCTTCAAGGTACTCTGAGTAGGATACATTATCAGTATGGTAGTGTTCGCCATCCCTATCTACGAAACAAGCATTGTCAGACATTATCCATGATCCGTCACCAGTTGATACAATATCATCAGAGTCTGTTGCGTAATACTCTCCATCGACATACTCATGTCTTTCATGATGGCAGTCCCCACAGTAATGCTCTTGGTAGTAGTCAGAGTAGTTTACCTCATCTTCATGAGTTGCTTCACCACAAGACTCACAATGTTGCATTGGCTCTAGGTAGCCAC